AAAGTAAGTACCAGCAGCACCAGCACCAGCAGCGTAGCTGTTAGCGTTGTTGATAGCTGCTACGAAGTTTCCAGCAGCTCCTTCTTCAGTAGTCGCATGTACGTCAACGTCACCTGCAGCAGCGCAAGTAGCTTTTGAAGTAAATACAACACCGTTGATAGAAACGTACTTAGTGGCTACGTTCACGTCAGTGAAAGTAAGAGTACCACCTGAGAGTAGGTTTTCTGAAACGTACAGTTGTGCGTTTCGGATAACACCAGCGTATCCGTTCTTGAATACTGAACCAGCGATATCGATGTCCTTGCCCATCAAGTATTGTTCGATGTCTGAAGCTGTGTAAGAGTCAACCACGAAAGCCATGTTGGTAGCTGTCTGGATGTTTTCTTTGTACTGCAATTTAGCAGACATTCGAGATGTCATCTTTGGTACGTTTGCTGCGGTTGTTACATCAATAGCAACACCTGTTGAAGCTAGAGTTGTAAGGTCACCTGTGTCAAACGTGTTAGCTGCGTTAGCAACTTCAGCGAAACATCGTGCATCAAGGTCTTGTGAGACTTTGTGTGCAACTTTTCCACCAATAACTTCACCTGGGTTAAGTGGACCAGCTTGAGTAGCTTCACCATCTGAGATGTGGAAGACTGCTTCTTTTTCGATGTTCACTTCTAGTAACTGAGTTGAGTCAGTTAGCGCGTCAACAGTTGAAGCAGAACCACGTACTACGTCGCGTACTCGTACTGAATCAATGTTGTAAGATACTCGTTCTACTGATTCTCCGTATCGGAGTACAGGTTCAAAACGAGTGTTCATGATTTCTTTAGAAACCAATGTTTTCTGGAAGATGTCTTGATACGAATTATCAAATGCTTCCTTATAGTCTGTTAAGGCCATTTTAGGGTTAGATTAGATCAATAACCCTGTTCATCTTAGAGTCGGATACGAGTTTCAAGACCTTTATTGTACTCCTTCTTCATTGCTGGATCAGCGAGTACAGTTTTGAGATATTCATTATCTCTTGAGGCTTTGTCGAAATCTACCTTCTCTGGATTGGCTCCACCACGAGGTGTAGTGGATTCGATAGTGCGCTTACCACCGATAGCGTTGCCATACGCTTCATCGAAGAGTTGCAAAAAGGTTTTATCCTTATTTGCTGGGTTGAGAGCCATTTGCTTAATAACCTGCTCGTTGATTACATCTTTGTATTCAGGAGCAGTTTCAAGGGCATCAGCAAGACCTTTATAAAGGACCTTGTTTTGCTCTGCACGTTTCTCTTTCTCTTCAATTTTAGCTAGCTTGTCAGCAAGTACTTTAACTTCAGAATCATCAGCTGGTTCAGATTTCTCTTCAAGTGCCGCCAACTTTGTTTCCAATACTTTCTTCTCTTCGTTTACTTTTTGAAAACGGTCGTAGGGGATACTGTCTGGTACTTTCTTCCCAGCCTTTTCCTCTTCCTGAAATGAACCAACAGTGGGTTCTTCAGTTACTTGCTCGTCATTTACAGTTTCTTCTGGAGTCTCTTTTACCTCTGACTCAGGAGTAGTGTTGTCTTTATCGGACATATTTAAAACCTGGCTTTTATATCTTCCGGAGATAGGGGATTTTTACCGTTCCCCAACGTAAATTAATTATAACACGCCCCCTTGTCTTTTAGATAGTGGAGAGTGTCCTTTACTAGAGGGAACAGGGAGAAAACTCTAGTAAAGGACACTCCGCGCTATCCGCGTAGTGCTTCTTCAATCAATTTGTCAATATCTTCTTCATTGGTCTTGGCGTTTTTAAGTGTCCCCAACATGGACAGTGATACTTGTAATCGAGCACATTTAGATCGAATGTCTAAATCATTAATCCCAGGATTCTCATAAGAGTTAGATAACCAGTGCATCGCATTAAGTGCATCTTGAACAAGACCATTTATCAGAATCTTTCCACCCTCGGTATCACCAAGGGCTTTAAGATCATGATAGAAGTCTTTATCCTTCTTTAGACTCTCGTTTGATTTTTCCATTATTATCTCCTGTTACTTCCTCACTTTTAACAAATCCAAATGCGTCGTAAATAGTTTCCATATACTCCTCATTCTTTGCAATTTGAGCGTCTACCTCCTGTTGAACTGGCTCACCCTCTTTAATGATATTAGAGTTCTCTTGCCATAACCAAACTGTAGCTATCTTTTCAGGTGTTAGAGAATCAAGTAATTTCTTATGATTCTTCTCAATGTTACCCACCATGCTTTTAGCTAGGCTGACAGTAGCGTCTATTTCTTTTTTAGATTTCTCTAGTGACTTCTGATGAACCTCGATACTATGAATCGTGAACTCATTTGTTAAGTTCTTTCGTTCGATAACGGACATCTTAAAGTCATCCTTGTTTTCCTCTTTAATTGAGAGGTCTTCCTTTTTAAGTTTGGACATTTTGTTGTATTACATCTTGAACAGGTTGTGCCGGTCCGGGTTGACGTAATTGAGGTGCCTTCCCTGTACCTTGTGCCTGCTCATCTGATAATTCCTTTGCCGCCTGTTCCCTCGCAGCTCGGCGAGTGTTACTGATGATTACCTCATCTAGCGATCTTATGTATTGTAACATGCGACCAATCTGCTCTTGGTCCATATCTTCCTCATGATCCTGCATATAATTAACCATTCGTTGCTTGTACGCAGCGTCAGCAATCCGGTTTGGTTTAACCATTTGTCCATCAAGGATATCCTCGATATCCCGTTCTGCTTCACTCATCACTGTAGCGTTCCCATAATTTTCCAAGTCTTGTAGCTGACGAATCTGCTCATCAGTAACACCAGCAACCTTTCCAAGTTGTTCGACAACTTCTTTTTGGTTAGCTAGGTCTGGTCGTCCTAACAAAGCTGAGTAGTAAGCGCCTTGACTCCGTTTCTTCTGTTCACTTAGTTGAAGTTCAGCATTACTTTGTTCAGTAATCAAACCAAACTCATCGTTCTTCCTAAAGATATCTCGCCGTCCGATGTCTTGTACCTCAATTCCTTCAGGTCCAATCACATCAACAGCCATCTTCTTAGTGAGGTGCTCTCGTACTCCTAATTCATACAGGACACCAAATCGGTGATAACCAAAACTGTAACTCTTATTAAAGAGTCCGAATCTATCAGCTACGTTAGCCTGATTCCCTTCGTAGATAGTAGCTCGTCCGTCAGTGTCTTCTACACCTTTAGCTCCAGCAGTTACCCCTGACGCAGCCGCCTTGATAGTCTCAAGTGTCTCAAACACCTTAATAGGTGTGGTGATACTTGGTACCTCTAAGGTCTTAACAGCAGAAGCTGAGTTGAATCCTGGGTTGGTTTTAATCCAACCGTCCTTCCGATACTTCAGTTCAGCCATGTTCTGAATCATTCCTGTATCCACCATTCGTTGTGGACGGTTCACTCTCTCAGCGTTGTCCAACATCTGATTGATACTCACAGCTTGAGCCATAATAATCTCTCGCACGTAGTCACATGGTGACGGTGTTCAGAACTCAGTTAAATCAGGATAAGCAGCAAAGGTCCATAAAGGCCAGTAACCGCTATTGAAAATGTCCGTTAGTTTTTCAATCTTGATACAACGTCCATTATTGTCCATGAGCATATAGTACCTCTGTCCTTTATATGTCTCATACCATTCCCAAAAGACAAACTTGTCCTTATCACTTGTCTCTTTATTAGAAGACCAGTGTTTATTAGCTGTAACACGGTTGTCCTTGTTACGCTTCTCTTGACTCTCCTCAGTATTATTACCATCACCGTCTGTTAGTTCTTTAACCTCTGTCTTTATGTAAGACTTGTCCTTTAGGAGATCGTACCTGTCCTTTACAACTCCCCAGCGTCCCCAGAACTTAGCGTTCTCTACATCAAGACCTCCCGCAGAAGGATCAATCAAAAAGTCATACACATCTATATTTTCAAGATGTGGCATGTAGCCATGATCTGATGATGCAGCATAGCTGAAGATCGCTCGTCCATACAGGATACATTGCTTCTTACCAGCGATATCCTTCATGTCCCAGAAGTCTCGGTTGGCGTCATAGTCCCGCAAAGCGTTCAATCGCTCCACTCGTTTTAACTGACTTTCCTTCCTTTTAACGAATTTAAACGTCAAAGGACTATCAATTTTACTTAATAGTGTGTGAACATGCTCCTGCATCTGCCCTAAATCAACATTAGCTCGACTTTCTTGGGTTGATTCTTTCTTAGAATAATAAAGTGCCTCGTTTTTCTCCCAACTTTGTATCTTTCCCTGCTTATATCGACGCGCAAACTCCATGTTTTGCAACGCTTGTGCAACAATCTTCAGTCGCACTTCTTTTTTAATTGCCATATAGGACAATTATAACATGATGGCCTCTGTAAAAGACAAAAAGACACCCGCCTAGAGGTGTCCTTTTGTCGCTTTGCAGGTTTTTGTGCCCCGCTTGGGGTTTTGTCCTGCCTTAGACGCTTACCTATTAGCCAAACACCTCCGAAGAGTGGACTGGTCTTCTGTGCTTCCGCACTCAGCCCTTAGCCTTTTACCTCAGCGTCTTGATTCTTTTGGACCTTTGGGGACGAGCTTCTTCCCAAATCGCCATATCAAGATTTCCTTTGAGAGCACCTGCCATCGCCGTATAATATGCATCCCCAAACTTCACGCGGGGTAAACCAGCCTTCCGCTTAAACCTGTTGGCGTGCCTGACCCTCATTGACTTGTTTATCCTCTTCCAGATCATACCTTCAATGTACCATACATACATACATCAGCAAGGAAGTTGTCCACAACCTATATCTCCATTCCGATGTCGTTGTACCTTGGTTCGGGCAATTCTTCGTATGAATCTGTCATTACAGAGTATTTTTTCATCTGCCATGCGATAATTACCGCCATTAAAAGGTCAAAGTGACGTGTTACCATCCCGACTTTAGTATCAGTTAGGTCAGCGGTAGTGTATGAACGCATCTCCTTCAGCACATTGATGTCCCATATCTGTATAAGACCGTCATTATAATCCTTCCGGAAGTCAAACAGCATCTGAGGTTTACTCTTCCTAGTAGTCCTCCAGCCAAACCGCTCTGTCACCTTTAGTGACCGGGTACCTGATGTGCGTTCTGTGAAGATGTTTGGATACCCTCGCATAGCAGCGATAGTCGCATGTCCAGTGTTGTTGTTCTCCGGCGCGACAATACAGTTCCCGAACTCAGCACCAACCCTAGAGAGCTCATGCCCAAACAAGTCAGGTGGTATTCGATTATTAAAATAAGTAGCTATCAGCACCCCCACATCTGTCGGTCCAATCCCAAAGTCAAATAAAGCCAGTGTGTTAGCGTCCTTCCCAATCCCCTCACTAGTATCAGCACCGATCCCATACTTATGGTGTGGCACGTAGTCTCCCCAGTACTTCACGCCAGCACTCTCCCTATGAGGTTGCTTCACCGCCGCTATATCGTTATCTACCCGCACCCTGTCAAAGAACGCCGAGTCCGTTCTTGATGGATCGAACAGTTACTCTCCGTAGAAGTCCTCAGAATCAGCCTCCAGCTCACGTATCTTATCCTCATTGTACCGTT